ATATAATAGAAATAGGGCGGAAGGGTGGGAGCGGCGTTTGATGCGGGGTTTATCGGGGAATTATTAACTTGTGACAGATTTGTGACAAACTAGCGACACACTGGGGTTGATAGCAATGAGTGCCGGGAAGAACGCATATAATGTCAAGTACCGCAGGTCGCTACTAGTCAAGCTGAAGAAGGAGTCTGGTGGCAAGTGCGTAATCTGTGGATATGATCGCAATTATGCTTGTATAGATTTCCATCACATCATTCCAGCCCAGAAATCTTTCGCTATTAATGCCTCAACTGTGACAGTGAAATCGTGGGACACTTTGACGGCGGAGGCCGCCAAGTGTGTTCTGCTGTGTCGTAACTGCCACACCGACTTTCATTTCCCTGCAACTCGGTCTTCCCGCTTTATCGAATAAATTAACAACGGTACCCACCACATCTATAGGCACATCACCATATCTGGGGGTATGCCCAAACTTTTTTACTAAATATTGTGGTACAGGGTTGAAGAACCGCTAAATATAGTATATAATAAAGGTAGGGTGTAGATTCCTATGTCCGATACTAGTGAGGTCCTTTTCACTGTCGCCCAATTCGCCTTTCTCGTGCGCCGCGCAGAACATCATATCCGCAAATTGCTACGGGACGGAAAACTCAAAGGTGTGCAACGCTCGAAAAATAGTTGCTGGGACGTCCCCGAGAGCGAGCTGGAGAAGTTCTGGGGCCTGGTCTACAGAAAGCCGAGAGGCGACAGTGAGGAGGACGGTTTAGTCGATGGGCGGCGATAATAAGAACAAGCGGGGGCAAACCCGCACCGCCGACGCTATCTCCACCAAAGAGACGCGGAAGAACCGCCTACCTAAGAAGAAGAAAAAGAGCGGGGGCGGGGGAAAGGCGAAGAAACGTGGGCATTAGATCAATGGACGGCTTCCTGGTCTGCGACGACTGCGGGTCGTTTTACATAAATTTCTGCCTGCATTGCAAGAAGGCTGGTTTGGAAGAGCGGGTGTGGGAACTTCTCAGCAGATATGATCTGACTGAGGACACGCTTATTAGAGTGCTTTCCGAGCACATCAAAGAGGGTAGTTTCCCGGCTCTGAATCTGGCGATCACCATGCGGGATATGAAGCCAGCCAACCGCGCTGAAGTTAGCGTGGCGGACGGTGGCGAAATCCGGGAGGCCCGCGACCGTATCGGTAACTTACTCGACCGACTGGCCAAGAAGAAACTACCGCGTGGAGAATAGCAGCGTTATCGATTTTCTGTCGTCCCTTAATGAAGACGAAAGGGACAGCGCTCTGAGCGGACTCAGCACCGGTGAAGTCAGGGCGGTGCTGGCTGAGTTCGACCGGCAGTACGCTGCCGATCCGTGGTCGTGGTTCATAAATGAAGTGAACACCCAGGACGAGGCAACGCAAGCCATGCGCCCCTGGCCTGACAAAGAATACCTGCGAGACCTGGTTTGGGTGCTCGACCGCGAAAAGGGCGTCGTCATCCCCAAGTCCCGGCGTATGGTAGTTAGCTGGCTGTGTGCGGCGTGGGCGGTCTATCGCGCCCGCTTCCAGCCACATCATGCGATCTTCTATCAGTCCGAAACAGAAGAGAAGTCGGCGTTCATTACCGACCAGCGATGTTGCTTCATTGAAAACAACTTGCGTGAGCCTCTACTTCGCCGCAAGTACAAAGCCATTAAGACGCACCAGGGCCTTGTTGGTCGTATTACTTACGCCAATACAGGTTCTTATATTTGGGCAATACCGCAGGGCGACGATGCTATTCGTTCCTTCACCTTCTCCATTCTTATAATGGATGAAAGCGAGTTCCAGCCTGAAGCAGAGAAGGCGCTGATTAGTGCCCTGCCGCTCTGGGAGAAGGGGGCGCAGCTTATCATCGTTTCTACGTCTAACGGGCCACAGGGTATTCTTGCCGGTATCTGCCGGGAGGTTGGGTTTACCCGCTTTTTATGAACAAGCAATGTCGTAAGTGTGGCGTAGTAAAACCTAACGATCAGTTCTACGCACGACGCTCCCAGTGCAAGGAGTGTGTGCTGGAGCGCACTGGTAGGTGGGCTAAGGAACACAGAGAACAGTACAGGGTTTCTAACAATGCGGCACATCAAAAGAAGCGCATAGATGCTCTTCTTTACTACAGCAACAACCGACCAGCTTGTGCTTGTTGTGGTGAGGAGCGCTTAGAGTTCTTGGCTATTGATCACATCAATGGCGGGGGCAATCAGCACAGGAAAGAGAAACACATTAGTGCCGGTAATGGGTTCTACCGATGGCTCAAATCAAACAACTACCCAGAGGGTTTTCAAGTTCTATGCCACAACTGTAACTCAGCTAAGGGTTATTACGGAGAATGCCCTCACGAGAGAGAGCGCCGGGGGCAGAGTGAGTAATTTAAGTAAGATTCAACCTGTTAGAACCCCGCGGGGTTTTCTCATGTGCGCGGTTCATTACTCTATGGACCCAGAAAAAGACGATACATGGAAGGCCAATGCAATAGATAAATATAGGACCGAAAAGGATGATTGGGAAGGGTCGTGGTCTAGGGAGATGGAGCTAGATTTTACCTCTGTCTCCGGGGCCGCTGCCTACCGCTTCACTGCCGCCAACTTCCTCAAGGGCCTGGAATACAGTGTGTCGCTGCCGCTGTGCCTGTGCATGGACTTTAATGTAGAGCCTTGTGTGTGGGAAGTGGCTCAGATTATTAGGGGTTTGGTCTGCTTTATCGACGAGATTAGGCTGGCCCCAGCTTCTATCGAGGAAATGATCCGCGAGTTCCGCAATCACTATCCCGCGCACCAGGGCGAGCTTTGGCTTTACGGTGACGCTACCGGCAACGGGCGGACTCCGCAGACCGGGAAATCCTGCTACGACTTGGTGCGCCTCTATCTTCGTGGTTACTCCGCTTCCCAGATATGGAAGGTGCCTGTCGTCAACCCCCCGGTCATCGACCGTGTCAATGCCTTCAACCTCAAGATGCGCGGGGCAGAGGGTCAGGTTGGTATCCTTGTCGACCCGGACAAGTGCCCCGAGCTGGTGCGCGATCTCAAAGAAGTTGTAATCAAGAACGGGCAGATCGTCAAAGTTAAAGATAGAAACAATCCATACTATTACCGTACCCACGCCTCCGACTCAGCTAGTTACCTAGTATTCAGGGAGTGGCCGGTTATTAAGGCATTGTTGGCATCCACCCCAAAGAAGAGGGCGGCTGACAGAAGGTATCAGCGAGTCCTCGGAGCAATGAGGTAAAGAAATGGCCCTTACTACACCATCACCCCATATGTCAGTAGCAACATTCGTTTTCGACGAAGACGATTTGACCAAGACCCAGGCGCTAGGAGTTTTCGGTCTTTTAAAGCACCTACATCTAGTAGTCCCCGCCTTTACTAACGTAGTTACGGCCACAGTCACTATTACAGATAGTAGTGGTCGCATACTGTGGACCTCGGCTGCTAAGGCGAAGGGCACAAGCTATAATCTGGAGTCTGAAACAGAGTGGATTGACCAGGTTATTGCTGGTGATCTGACTATGAAAGTTACTGTAAGTGGGGTGGCTGGCGGTTCTGGCGGAACAGTTACAGCAGTGTTGCGCTATTTGGCGGTTTAGACTATGCGACGCGTACGCAAACTTCTGGTGCTTCTAAAACTTCGTGCAACGGCACCAGAAGCACCGACAGCACCGGACTACGCCATCATAACATCTGCGGGTGGTGGGTATGTGAGACCAAACGCGGCTGATTATGTTGTAACACGGGTCTAGGAGAAGGTCATGGCGGATACAAATCTTGGTTTATTGACTACCGGCCTTATTAAGCAGACGGTTGCGGCGGGGGAGGCTACTCTTTCGACCGCTGCACCGGGCGTGGATTACAGACCCATTCCCATTCAAAGTACATCTATTACACCTGCTGTTGGTGTTGCTGGTGCAGATGTATGGGTTATGAAGACCATTGTTTCTGCGGCTTCTGGGGTTTTCGGCGTTCCTACGGGAACTCCGGTTGATGGACAGGTTATTAATTACATATTATTGGATGATGGAAATGGGCCTTGGGCTTTGGATATGGATACAGCATCCTGTTTTCAAGCTATCGGGGTGATTCTGCCAATTACTACAGTAGACGCCAAAATTACTGCTATATCTGCCCGGTGGCATACTGGCCGGGGGAAATGGCTTGTCTTTGGCGTAAGCCAAGAGGCGTAGGATGGCGACTTATTATGTAAGTAAATCAGGTAGTGCTTCTTATGACGGGACGGTCCCTTTTTATATTAGTGGAACTACTGGACCCAAATTAACTATTGCTCAGGGTTTAGCTCTCATGGCTAAGGGAGACACACTAAAAATCCTTCCCGGAACTTATGCCGAGGCAATAACTATTACAGCTAATGGTACTGGAGTAGAAGAAGCGAACCGCTATACTATTGATGCCTATGGCGGTGGCTATGTCATTTGGAAACCAAATTCTGGGAGTTTTGCCCTTGATATGCAGGGCGACTACTGGTTTGTAAATCGGGTAATCTTTGACGGAACTGATAGAGGTATTTCATTAACAGCCCTTGTGCGTAATTATTTGGGCGATGGTTGTCGGTATAATTATTGTATATTACGCAATTATCAAAAACCTACAAGTTATGCTTTTTATCAACATACGGCAGTTGGAGTTCAATTAAACAACTGTGAGGTTTCGGGGAATTTGGGAGGCGGGATACTCGCGACTTCAAGTTCAATTCTGACTATAAGAAATACAGTCATATCTGGCAATAATGCTGGGGATTCACTGTACGGAATTAGAGTTGATTCGGGTTGTACTGTTGATATTGATTACTCAATATGCTGCGGTAATGGATCAGTTATCACTAAGGAAACCAGCGCAATTGGAACACTTACAACAGGAGCCAATTTCTTTACAGACAGAATTGCCATGTACCAATCATATCCATTGCCGCATATTCTGTCGCTAACTTTTGACGATTATGCTAGTGGTACAACATATATTGAGGATATTGCAGGATATGCAGCGGCAAAAGGAATAGGCATAACTTGGTTTGTTGTAGAATACGACATACTCGCCAATATGACAAATTATGCATCCAGATTGCAATCCCTGGTTGCTGCCGGGCACGAAGTTGCAATACATGGACAATCTCACCAGAGTTTAACTTTAACAAATGCTATGACGATTAATTATATAGGGGCTGCAGCAGCAGCTACTATGACCATAGCAAATAATACTCTAACCTTGACAACTACTGGAGGGGTTGATGACCATACTATTGATTTAACTGATGTTGCTACTGATAGATTGTCCGAGTTGGTTGCAGTAATAAATGGTTATACTGGGAAATATACCTGCACTAAACATGCTAACGCCGATAATAATATTATGACTATAGACCTGGAGGATATAACAGATCAAGATATTAAGACATCTCCATATTTAGCTCTATTTAATCGGGTAAAAATGGTTCAAAATGAGGTCGGGCTTTGCAAAAGTTGGTTGACTACTGTTTTAGGTTCTGCACCCACAACGATAGCCTATCCAGCATCATTAAGTGATGCTGTAGTCTGGGCAAATGTACGAGACTTAGCGGAAACAAGTTTATTAGGAGGCCGCGGTCCTGGTGTGGCGACAGAATTCCGTATGCCAAGTGTTACTTTATACTGTACTAATCATGTAACTCCCGTATTAACAGGGACGGAAACTGAAATACGGGTTAAAACTCGATCCTGGTGTGAGTGGCTTAAAGGTACGAATCAATTCTATTCAACTATTACACATAATATTGCCGAAATACCATTAATTAATTGGACCTATATTCTTGACGAAATAAGAAAAGCTAATATGGCAGTATTGACTTATGCACAAGCAGTAGCAGCTATAAGAGCAGACCATTCTACGGCAGATAATCTGACTTGGACTAAATCCTATACTGACATGTCAGACTTTAGAAAGTCTCCCCAATCTCCTTGTATTAATGCTGGTATATCTGTGGGATTAACAGTTGATATACTTGGTAATGCCGTTGGACAGGGCGGCGCACCTGATATTGGGGCTTATGAAAATAACAGTAGTGGGGCGTGGTTTAACTTATAAGCCAATCTGCACAGTGAGGTGGATACGAATATTATGGGCTGCATTTGCTGCGGTAAAGAGGAAGCAGAAGTTAAACTCCCGGCCCACATGGGCAACCTGCGAGCCTGTTACCCGTGTGTCATTAGGCATGGTGCCAAGGAGCTTGCTACTGAAGCCGACCGCCTATTGACGGAGTGGTTCTTAGGCAGACCACATCAGCCCGTTTGCCTGGTTTGTGGGGTACAGGTAGTAATCTACTCAGACGGCACACGCCCTTTGTGGTGCGACGCCTGCGAAAAGAAACGAGTGGCCTACGTTAATGATGTCGCCCGAAGCGGATAACCTTACTGGGATAGAGGGCATACTCGGACTGAAGCCCGAAGGAGCGCCGTCCGGTGCCGAGGTTACGGAACCTGAAGTAGAGAGCAAGTTGAAGTACGGCACCAAGGAACACGGGGACGTACTGGTGCGCATCCTGGCTCGGCTGAAGATGGCTAAGGATGCTGTGAAACAGCGCTATGACGCCTGGGACCAGGTAGACGAGCAGGTACGCCTCTACGCCAACACTGAGCGAGGGGCGGCGCGGCCCGATGGCACCACCATGACCGACACTACCGAGTTCCCCTTCGAGCGCGGTATCGTGGTTCCGGTATCTTACGCTGTCCTAACTGTGCGCCTTTCTCAACTAATGAGTATTCTACTGAACCGCAGCCCGTTGTGGGAGATCGACGGGCGCGGGCCGGAAGATATGCAGGCGTCACGTCTCATTGAGACAGCCATCGAGTATGATATGCAGCAATGTTCGGCACTCCTTAGCCTATTCACCCAGCAACAGGATGCCGAAAAGTACGGACTCGGGGTTATCTACGATGTGTGGGAAACCGAAGAGGGATGGTCATACAGTAAACCAGCAGCTAATCCAGAGCTTCTGTCGGAAATGTTTGGTCTGTCAGCACGTCGTTCGCGTGAGTGGGGCGCTGTTCGGGAATTTAATAGCTGGATTCCGATAGACCCGTACCGCTTTTGGTGCGACCCTCGCGTTCCAAAGTCAACGTTTCAGGCCGGGGAGTTTGCTGGACACCGTTTCAATAGGTCGTACCTGTATCTGCTAGAGCGTACCGTAGAAAATGGTGGGTCGTACTTCAATATAGACGTTCTGCCCACTAAGCAGGCAGAGTTTAAAGATATTTCACCGAAGCGAGATTCGATCCTGGCCTCTTCGACGGAGCTTTCTGGAACCACCGACGAGAAGGATAGAGGATACTTCACTATAGACCATCTCCAAATCCGCATAGTCCCGAAGGATTGGGGGCTGGGTAAGGGCGAACTACCTGAGATTTGGTGGTTCACTGTCGCTAACGAGGCAGTGATTGTCCGGGCGCACCAGAGTTCTTACGATCACGGGCAGTACACTTATTCAGTAATCGAGTCGAACTACGATGCCCACGCCCTGTACAACCCGGGGAATATCGAGAATGTGAGCGGGCTTCAGCGTTTTATGAACTGGCTACTCAACAGCCATTTCGAGAACATTCGCAAAGCCCTTAATGATGTACTGGTCTACGCCCCAAGTCTGATCGAAGAGAGCGATCTTCTCAACCCCGGCCCCGCCCGCCATGTACGCTTGTCGGCAAAGGGCGAGGAGCTACTTCTAAGTGGCATACTACAGCCCAACCAGTTCTTGCAGCAACTACAAGTTGGAGATGTAACTCATCCCCACCTGGAAGCATTTCGGTTCATGTACGATATGGTACAGGTGATGATGGCTACCAATGACCCGCAAACCGGACAGCCCACCAAGGAGAAGAAGACTCTGGGCGAGGTCAACCAGATGATGATGGGTTCTGGGAAGCGCATTGCTCTGTCGTTCAAGCTATACGAGACAATGGGGTGGCAGCCTATGGTCCTCCGGGCCATATCCAACCGGCAGCAGTTCACTAGCCTTGAACAGTTTATGCGAATTACTGGAGATGCCGCCGCCGCGGACGTGCAAGCGACCCAACGGCTATTAGTCAGACCGTGGGATTTACAGGGTAATTTCGACTATGTTCCCCGTAGCGCAACCTTGCCGCCTGATCCCTCGCGCCAAGCTATGGTTTGGGTGCAGTTGATGCTCGGACTGGGGAAATTCCCGCAGATAATGGCCCCAGGACCAGACGGCAAGATGCTCGACGTGAGAAAGATATTCAATGAAATAGCCCGTAACATGGGTATAAGGAACATCAGCCAGTTCTACACGCAGGCCCCTCCGCAGCCACCTGGGATTGCCGGACTTATAGGCGGAGGCGCTCCTGGTGCCGGCGGACCGATTAAGGTGATGCCGGATCATGAGGTAGCTAACGGGGTACAGCGTGGCGACATAGCTCCGCTTCCTGCAAGACTTCCAGGTATAAGGGGGATGACTCCATAGTGATCAGAGATTATGAAGAACACAATACCGCCCTGACGACACGCAAAGCCGACCTCATCAAGCAACGCGAAGACGAATTGGCCCAGCTTTATGTTGCCTATAAGGAAGCCGGGCGCTCTATATCCGGGCGTGTTGACGGCAAAGAGCTTATCGACCTAGCCAGGCTGATGAAGACATACCAAGCTGGTGACTCTCCAGAAAAAGCGGTGTATGTCTTAGCCCAGGCTACAATGCTAGTGAACAAGATGGTAATCCCGTTTCTCGTAGTTGCTAATTACGAGAACAAAGAAAGGGAACTTGACAAGTTAAGGAAGTAACGGGCTGACCTGCTTTAGCGGGAGCCTGAAATTAAATATCTACCCCCTGCCGATCTGCATGGCGGAAGCAGGACGAGGAGATTATGGACCCAGAACCGAGTAAAACCGATAACAATCCAGAGGGAGAGCAGTTCCTATCCGAACTTTTGGATAACGCCGTGCCTGGTGAGGGAGCTTCCCTCAATCCAGTGGCCGATCCCGCAATCGAAGATGGCCCACCGGCTATGGAGCCGGAGCCTGAATCCGTGGACGGGAAGCCCGAGGTAAAGGGAGAAGAACCCGCACCGGCACCCGAAGCAGCGCCAAAGTCTGTTGCTGAAGTGAAAACCTGGGAATACAAGGGCAAGCAGTACACCCTTGAGCAGATGGTCGAACTGGGGATTCTAGATGATGCTATCCAGAC